AGCCGCTCCTCTGCGACCACAGCGCCGTGTGTCATAGCTCTCCTCCATCGCGTGTAGCAGACCGCCGCCCGCTGCTTACGATCAGGATATTCCCGCACCATGACTTCGTCTCCCATACAACGGGAAACGAACTCCTTTTGCGGTTCACCCTTTCGTGGCGTCGGTAACGGCATCCCGCTTAGACTATACCCTCAAATCAAGCAAAGCGTAACCCGTTACCCGTGCTTTTATTTAGATTTATGCGGTTTTGAATCTCGGAAGCAACCGAACGGCCGCAGAAACGACCGGTTCGCAGCTGTACCAGGCATGATGAACAACGTGTATAGGAACGTTAAGATGATTTTCTCGAAAATAGTATTCTTTCAATTTAATAGGCCAATATGGCTTTCCGACATCGTCAACGCCGTCAGCCACTAGCCCTTCTCCATGCGAAATCAAAATCAAAGGTTTCCCGCAAACGACGGCCAAATGAGCCAAACCGTTATCTGTAGCGATCACAGCCTTAGCCCGCTTCATCGCCTCAATCGTCACGTCCAAATACCGATCGGTTGGTATCTCCGGCCCCCACGCCGTCGGACAATCCAATTCACAAAATGACGTCGCCGGGTGTCCCGCCGCGAATACCCGGAAACCGGCATCCTTCAGCCGCGTCACTAAATCAGACCAATGAACCCAATTCTTGTCCGCTCCATAGCTCCGCCGACGCGGGCAAACCACTACGTCAATTTCAGACGGCAACCCAACCACTTCCTCGAACGGCTCCGGCACAAAATACTTTCTGGGCGCATGATAATTAGGCGAAACCCAAACGATACGCCCATATTCCTTCGTCAAAACCTTCTCCCATTCGCGTCGAATCTTGCGCGTAAACTTGTTTTCAACGCCCGATCTACGCAAACAATCCTCGCGCCGCTCCACGTAGATGTATCTACAACCAGGGTATAACGCCTCCAGCCCGTATTCAATAAAAACCACCTTCGGACCATCGACCGCGTGAACTTGCGGAGAGTGCGCCATAACGATGAATCCGAACTCCGCCCTATAAGGCAAAAAAACGGAAACGTTCATCCATACGTCCTTTCTGGTCTCCGCTTAATATCGTAACCATTTAGCTTCGCCGCCCAAGCCAACTCGCGCTCAAAAAACTTCCGTTGCTCCGGCGTCAAAATGGACTCCTGAACTCCTGCGGACAAACGGCCCGGCCTAACCGCCCGCTCGGGTTTCCCCCAATTTTTCTCAATATATTCAACAACTGGCTTAAGATCGAATCCCGACGGCAGCACATCTCGCAACCATATCACAAACGACGCCCGGCCAGTATGCTTTCCCAAATCTTCAAACCGCACCTGAACCACCCGCCACGGAACCTTCGCCCAACCCCCTTCAGGATTCCTCATAAATCGCATCTGAGCCCAGAAGTTTTCGGCCTCGCATGCAATCCACTCAACAATAGATTTATCACTATTTCGGGCCAACCCATCAGATAATTTCAACACCGTCCGCGTCGCCACAAATGATTCGGCTACCTCCATCGGGTGACGGATGATCCGAACGAAAACCAGGTGATGCTCCGCAAACACTTGGGCTAAGCCTAGCATCCCGGTTTTGGACTTCGCTGGATGCAAAAACATCGGCTCTCGGAACCGCGAAACGACAGCCCCTTTGATCTGATGAAGAGCCCGATCCAGAAACGTCGTCCCCGAACGCGGCGCACCGAACGGCAAAATAATTACGCTCATCCCAATATCCTCACTCGTTAACAACTTTAGCCGCCTCGATTAACCTCCACAATTCCGCCTGACGCCGCCGCCTTCCCAAGTGTAGCCGCCGACAGCCTCGCTTCCGATTTTCCCGGCTCGCAACCAAATGTTCAATTATGGGCTTTTCGCCCGGCGGATAAGCCCACGGCTTGTCCCACACGTAACAATACCGCCCGAGTAGGCGGACAACGTTCAGTCCTCGGACGTGGGGTATGACTTCCGCTAGATTCGCTTGACCCGCCCCTTCAGTGATCCCCACCGCCCGCTTTTCCGCGTTCCTTCGTCTCCACGCTGCCAGCAACTCTCTCGCCTTTTCCGTAGACCCCCACCACATCGTCCCGCTCAAAAACCAGTTGTCGTTGCGCCTGACGTAACCGTACTTTGGACCCTGGAACCAATGGGCTGCAAAATCGCAATCTAATTTATCAAAATAATCCGCCGGATTTTCGTGAAAAACAGCGTCCACATCGACGTACAAGAACCGCCCACCAAACCGCTCGAAGCACTCCGCGATGAACTCCGCTTTCAACGCGACGCCCTCATCCCAATCGCTAGCAGGCGGATATTCTTTGATCCAATAATCTCGAATCCCGACCCGCTCCAGCGACGCGACTAGCAGTTTGGCTTCTCGATAATAAGCCCGTCCGCTCCAGTACCCGACAACTCGCATTCGATTTTTTCCACTCGCCTAATCCTAGCCTCCAGTAATCGCCGCGATGGTCTACGATCACGGCGAAACGACCTACTTGCTTGTAAATGCTCTATAATGATCGGCTCCGCAGCCTTTCGCGAAATCCCGCAAATCCAACACCACTCCGCCCCCAACGCCGTCGATACTCCGGGCACATGACTCAGCGCTTGTTGAGGTTGGGCGTAGTACCGCCGTTCCTGCTCGATTTCCCACAGTCTCGCCAACGCTATCGACGCTTCTGATCCATTAGTCAGAATCGTTCCAGAACACCAAGCGTCGCCCAGTTTATGGACGCCTAGCGCAAACGGAATCCGGGACCCCCATAACTCTTTCGCCCGCCGCTCCGGATCATCCCACAACACAGCGTCGGCGTCTACCATTAAAATCGACTCCCCACAGTATTTCATCAAAAAATGTCGTAGGATTTTCGGTTTTTCCAAAACAACGTCACGCCATCTTTTTCTCTCTAATTCATGCGCAACGTAAATATCAATTTGAAGGCCCAACCTTTCTACTGAACGCCTTAGACGTTCCGCTTCTTTTTCATAATTTCCTGGAGTATACCACGACACTATTTTCATTATATTATTCCCTTGCCTGCCATGTCGTGCCCTGCCATACCCGGCCACACCCCGCCTCGCCTGCCAAGCCTTGCCCCGTCATGCGCCGCCTCGCCATGCCCCGCCTAGCCATTACATGCCACACCTGCCGCGCCTAGCCGTGCCTAGCCATGCCCGGCCGCGCCGCGCCCGGCCAAGCCAGGCCTCGCCCCGCCTCGCCCGCCAAGCCTTGCCATGCCCCACCTCACCGTGCCCCACCTAGCCATATCATACCTGCCGCGCCTCGCCGTACCGCGCCTTGCCCAGCCCCGCCGGGCCATGCCTGGCCTTGCCTGCCATGCCGCGCCATGCCACGCCTTGCCCCGCCGTGCCAAGCCCCGCCGCGCCGTGCCACGCCTGCCATGCCTAGCCATGCCCAGCCCCGCCTCGCCACACCTTGCCATGCCCAGCCTCGCCGGGCCCTGCCTGCCATGCCTATCAAACCTATTTTTATGTAAATACTACCTCCGATTTAACCGCTTCCTTCTTTTTCGTGAGTTTCTTGCGGGTTTTCTTCATCGCGCGAATAACATCCGCAAGTTCAACCAATGTCTCATACTTGGCGATGAACGTTTCCATGTCGCGTCTTGCCTGAACAAGCAGAACTTCTCGTAGCCGGTCATTGCGCATCACACTGTCGAGTGTACGATACCCACCACCATTCATCCGATCAGGCTTCAGCGACACGTATGCTCGAACTGGTTCGCTCATGCTCGGTATCGTATGCACAACAACACGAATCAGTTGTCGGGCCTGCCAAAGTCGGTAACGGTACGCTGCTTCCGTATCATCCCAGCAGAAGAACCGATGAAGATCAGTCTTCGGATTTTCTGCATACTCGACTACATCCACCGGACGAAGGATACCGCCGTGCGCTCGGCGAATTTCTTCCAACTCCTCGATGTATTTTTTCGATTTCATTTCATTCTCCGTTTGCAATCGTGAACAACCCCCATCCCATGCCGCAACTCTTGCGGCTATCGGGGCGACCCTCACCGATGCCGACTTGCATACCCGCACGAAGTAGCAAGTTCGCAACGTCTTCGAGTGTAAATTGGTCTGCATCGAACCGAATACGGACAATCGCTTCCCATCCTTCACGCCACATTGGACGTGGGCGCAGGTCGCACACTCCAGATTCATTCCGCACCGCAAGTTCAGAATATTCAGGCTCGCCTTTCGTGATGCGCACGAGCGGCGTTCCATCGTCCTTATCGAATCCATCTGGTTCGATAAAAATCGACAATTTGGCGTGTGTCATTTTGAACCCACACATACGACAGGCACTGACGCACGCGTTCCGAAATGCCGGTGCCGGGATACCATACCACCCGTCGGTGCTGACATGGATAGCATCCTTATATGCTTGCATAAAATCCTTCGGTTCCTTTTTCGACCCCTTACGAGCTACGCTTCCAGCTTCTTGTGTAGCCCGCATTTTTTCGCGGGCCTTGGCGGAAAACTTATTCTGTACGAGCGGAGCGACGCCAATGATGCGAAACTCCGCTGTCTGAAACTTGGGTGGTGGGATTGTCAACGATTCGACATTAGTTTTTCTTGCAGGCATGTGGTCTCCTTTCGCTTAGATCACGATCACACAACGATCGTCAACGATATTTGTCCCGCCACATGACGGGCATTTTGCAGTCGTTGTCCGCACCAGACGCACCTGTATTGCTGCATCACCACAACCCCTTATAGTATCCACAATACCTTATGCTTCGTGTACGCTTCAGCCACACGACGCTCCGCCATGCAGTAGTAATCAGGATTCAATTCGATGCCAGTAAAATCGCAGCCGAGCTTCGCTGCCACCACGCCGGTCGTTCCGCTGCCACAGAATGGGTCTAGTACACGACATGGCACTTTCTCCGCTCCGCACTCGCAACCAGGCTCCCAGCCAACCGTCCGATAGCTGGTTATGTGCCGTTTGGGGGCGCGATTGCCCACTCCCAGTCCCTCGATCCGGCACCCGTCCACAATGCACTTGCTCCGGGCGCCCGGGCGCGTCGGCACCCGCGTCCGTTCCACCACGCGCTTCATTGGGATACCGCATTTCGAGCAGCAGCCTTCCGGCGATGTTGCGGATAGAATGCAGCGTTCGACTAACTTCGCCGGGTACGTGGCGAAATGCGCACCTGGGAACGGCGCGTTGACAATAGACCACACATCGCGCAGCTTCGCCGAATCCACAGCACCAGCTGATTGCACCAGCAGTGCTCTTCGATTCTGGTAGCCACCCGCTCCCTTCCGTCTGGATTTGCCCGGCCGCATATTTCCAGGTGCGCGGCGGCTCGCTGCTTGGCGCGTAGCGTGCATATCAAAGTAGTATCGCCGACTCTTTGCGAGCATGAACACAAACTCGTGTGCACGTGTGAATCTATCACTCACCGATTCGGGCATCGGGTTCGGCTTGTGCCACACGATGTCCTGACGCAACCACCAACCGTCAGCTTGCAAGGCGAACGCGACACGCCACGGCAGCCCCACCAACTGCTTGCGGTTGTAGGCGTCGCCTAGGTTCAGCCACAACATGCCAGTCGGATGCAGTACACGTCGTACTTCGCGGAACACTTTGACCATCGTGTCAATATATTCGCCCAACGTGCTTTCGAGGCCGATCTGCCCGTCAACGCCATAATCTCGCAGCCCCCAATACGGCGGGCTAGTCACGACGCAATGAAACCAATCGGCGGGCAACTCGCGCAGCCGGGTTAGACAATCGCCTTGTAGAATCTCATACGTTGCCATGCGCGCCCTCTGTAGGGTCCAACGTTACTCGTCTCAACCACGTATGTTTTAATTAATGAGTCATTCATAAATCTCCGCCCATTCTTCGGCGCCTCTGTAAATATACAAGAGGTTTCGCGAATAAAATAGCGGTCCTATAATCTTCCAGCCCTCAGCGAAAGAGTCCCAAATACAAGTAGTCACGATATCGCCATATAGCCTCAGCTTAATTGGTCTATTCTTTGGGGCTGATTCGATTGGTTGCCATTCGACGCTCATGCTTTGGGTTCCTCGTAGATCTCCGCCCAGGCGACAAAGAAACTATCAGACCGATATAGTCGATATCCTTCTGTGTTAAGTTGGTGCCATACCTTTTCATGCTCGCACCATCGGGCACATAAAGGATCTCCAAATCCCGTCATCAGAAATACAGGACTACCATCCCGCGGCGCCGTCTCCATCGGCTGCCACGGACCGGCGGCGGGTTTGTTATTGTCATTCTGCACGTCACACCTCCCCAAGAATTACTCGGCGAATGCGGTACTTGCGGTTATCTTTCTCTCGGCAATTGCGCAGGATCTCTATGGCATCTCTCCGAAGAGTGAAAAGATCAGCAACGCAAACCCAGTCTGATGTCACGTAATCACCGTAATAGTTCTCACGCATTAGCCTCGGCGGCTTGTAGCCAGAGCCGTCGGCCTTGAGTTGTTCAACCACCCACATATTCACGCTCCATGCTCAGCACAGCGGGTCATTGCATCAGCTATCACCACCCAGGCGTAGTCGCCGTTATTTCGCTCCACGACTTGCCATGGCACAAGCATCACCAAAACTCCTCCGTTACGTCAGCAATAATCTTGCGCTTCAGAGACGCCAATTTGTTTTCTGCTTGAACGATAGGCTCAAACAACGCGACCACCCATAGTCTTTCGCCTCTCCAGGCCCAAGGCAGCAATGTCCCGTGTAATGCATGTCTCGTACAAATCCTAAGCGGGCCTTCCGCAATCTCAGTCATACCAACGCGCCTAGGCGGCCCTTTGCCGCCATTGGCCGGACGCCCATCAGCGGCAGAACGCCAGAATGCAAGGACCGCATTCTTCGGACACCGATGCTCGAACTGGGAAAGATATGCCTTTTGCCATATATCGCCATCGCCACAGCCATCACCAGAACCATAGCCATTGCTATTGCCATAGCCATCACCATAGCCACAGCCATCGCCAAGACCATAGCTAAAGCCATAGCCATCACCATCGCCATAGCCAGTAGTCAATCCGTCCACGGCCCCATCTCCCATTTTTCGGTAGCCTCAGGCGACACTACCATGACACTAGTCACATCGCGCAGAATAATCTCGGGCGCAGCAGGCGAGATTCGTGCGCCTTTGGGCGGACCATCAGAAGCAAGACCAACTACGCCATGCGTCTCGACAGGCCAATAAACAGCCATGCGAGCGCGCTTTAATTTGATAGTATCCGCATCGGACGGAATACCATACCCGAAGAACACACCCCGATGCACCGTCGTGACGACCAGCGGAACCTCTTTTTTGGTGTTCATATCAATTCTCCTTCCTTATTATTATCAATCACAACTACTCTGTAGTTGCAACCAAATACAAGTTTAAGCAAATGCGCCGTTTGCTCGGCGATTTCTTTCGCATCCCCGCTAGAAAACTCAAGTGTACGAAACACCTTGCCACGATACCCAGGCGCCGACTTCAGAGCGTCCTTGAGCGCTTCTACTATTTGGCTACTTAGTCCTTGCCACCTTCGGCTTCGGCTTGCCCTTCACGATTTCCTTACCGAGCCATCGGCTCTTAGCTTTAGCCTCCGGGAACGCTAGCTTGCGCCCGACCTCCGCTTTGATTGAATCGGCTATTTTTGCCAAAACGCCCGCCGTCGGCTTCCCCTTCCCCTCAGCCGGAATCCACGCGCATCGGCAATTCGGGTGGCGCGGAATCAAACCCCGCGCCTCCTCGATCGAAAGTTTTATCCCCTCCAAAACGGCGCACTCGGGGCACACCAAATTATCTCCCGCCGTAAGCCACTCCGCTTGAACCGATACGTCCTTGAGTCCCAACGCCTGGTAGGCATCCAGAGGCATCCAGCTGCGCCTCCGCGTGGGCTGCAATCGCTTCCGTTCTGGCTATCACGATCGCCCGGCGCTTGGTAAGTCCGTCGATCGTCTGACGCATTTGACGAGCCATAACCTCGGGATGGAGACCCGCCGCCAAACCGCTCGCCAACGTCCGCGACAGTTGTTGAGCCATCGCGTCCGTAACGCCCTTCAGATCGAACCAAGCCCGCGTATAAATCCGTTCAATAGTTTTCGTAGCCTCCGGCCCCACCAAACCGATTTGCAGAACGTCTCCCTCCCGACCGACCATAACCGGCGGCGTCCCGATTGATTTTTTGTAGCCCCGCGTCGCGTTGACTAGCCCTTTTTTGTAAGATGATTCAATATAAGGGGTCACCCACGGACGTGGATCGTGAGAACCGACTGGCGTAAGAATCCCCTCATCGACCTTTTCTTGAAGCCACTCCCGAAACTCTTTCACTTTTTCGGGATCGGTCCGAAACCGCCAAGCCTGGACTTCAAGATTGGCGGTGATCGCTTCCAACTTCAAGATTCTCGGCGGCGCGAGACCAAACACGTCCAATTCAACAACCAGCCGCGTGATTTCCTTTTTCAGCCACGCGAACCGCCGCTTCATATCGGCAATGAACGCCCGGCGGATCAGTGTCGTGCGCGTGGGGTCAATCCGCCGGGCGGGCGCCGAAACTTTCCGCTTACGTTCCAAAATCACCGTCCCGGCCAACGCTCGGCTCCATTATTTATGAATCAAATACCAAACCTCGGCTGCCACGCCGATACACCGGGTAGTTACCGTAATAAAAAACTCAATAAAAAACAACGTCAAAGCAGAAAACCCGGCCACCGCCAAAATAACACCGGCAATCCGCAACCCGTTAACAACCTCCGCTCGCACGTTCCGCTCGCTCATTTCTCATTCCTCCGCTTCCATAGCCGATTCTTCAATCATCGCTTCCGCCTGCTCCGGCGTGAAGCCCAAGACCTCCATAAGATATATCCGTGGTGGGATGACGGTGTAACCGTCCCCCGTAACGTAAGCTTTCAACGCTTCAGTGCGGATTTTTGCCGTCTCCGCCTTATCGTGATCGGACGGCGCGAGCATATCCGGCCATTCAACCGTGAAACTTCTCGGCTTCGGTAAAATGCCAAAATCAATCAATCGCTGAATGAACGGCCGGACGATCTTGGGCGTCAAGAACCGCTCCTGTCGCTGGGCAATGCGCTGGGCGAACGCCTCCGCGTCCTGCTGGCCAGCCAGGCGCCCTTCCTCCGTTCCGAGAAACACCCGATAGGGGACGCCCAACGACAACGCGATCGCTTTCAACTGCTGCTCAATATGGCTCGCCGGATCGGCCACCTGCGGCGCCAACGACCGGACCGACACGCCGACCGTCGAAAGCCATCGTTGAAGCCCGTTGACGTAATTTTGCAACTGCTCTTTCAACGACTCCGTGTCGATTTCCGCCGCCCCCGCCTCAATCAATTTCGGATCGACCTCGAAACTCAACCCCGGAAACGCTCCCTGCCAAAACATCTCCGCCGACCCGCCTAATAATTTGCGAATATCTTGAAGGCGGTTGAAAACCGGACGCAACCGGCTTTCGCCCGTTACGTCGCTGAGCCTGCAATTATCCGCAACGTGAATCACCCGTTCCCAATGAACCCGTTTTGACGATCCGCCTTTGTTTTGACCCGTCCCCCGAAACGTAACGTCATATGCCTTCGGCCAACCATACCTTGGACTTTGAGAGTCGGTCTCCGTCTCTGCAATCTTCACAACGGTCTCGTCGAACGCCCGGAGATACAATAATTCCAACCCTTTCTTCCGACGGACCGGCTCACTCAAATCCGCCCCATCCCCAACACCAATCAAAATAATCCCGAACCGCCCAATCCCAGCCAAAACGTCAGCACGATTCATCAATGCATAAATGTCAAACTTTTTTTCCAATTCTTTCCACGCCACCTCAAATTCAGTTTGTTCAGCCTCCTCGCTCTCGTAAACGATCGGACTGACCTTCCAACACTCGTCCGGCAAAATATTGACGACCCGCCTGGCGATTCCTTCTTGCTGATACATCGCCTCGAAATCTTCCAGCGTCGGATCATCAAGATAACCGCACTCCGTATTCAAATCACGACGCGGGTCCAACAACGACCGCGTCAACGCCGCCCGCGACGTAATCGCGTTCCATAGTAATTTCAGCCGTCCGTTTCCGCCGTTCATCAGAATCCCCCTAGTCGTACTCGCCGTTTAGTCAAAAATGCGAGCGCCCCACTACTCGCGTCCACTTGATCCTTGTATTCGGCGTGCTCGGAGAATGCCGCTAACTCCGCGATGTAGGCCCGGTTCCAATCTCCCTTCGCCAACGTTACATTCCCCGCGTTGACCTGCGCCGCAAACGGATCGGCCCGAAACAATTTATTCCCAGTCGGTCGATCCGCCAGCGCTCGGTAGCCCGCCAAATTCCTGATTGTTGCCTCCGCTGATTCCTTTCCGCCGGACCCCGGTTCTTGCTCTACGACAATCGTTACTTTCAAACCGTCCAGCTGCGCGGTGTGCTTGATAACCCGCTCCCTGGTAGCTGCGTCCCACTGTCCCCGTACAACATCCAAAACCACGAACCGATTCTCCTCCGTTCGCGCCATCAAAACACCGACCGTGTACGCCCCGCCCCCCAACGTAGCCGCCTTATCCCAATATCGGCACAGCCTCCAACCCGGCTTCGGCCCAGCTAACGGCTCTATTTTCAACCGCGTCACGTCAAACATCCCAACTCCTGGAGCCATTGGATCCTGCTGATATTGAGCCGCGTAGGAAACCTCCCCAACTAGCTTTTGTTCCACCAAAACCTCCCGAGATAAACGAATCGGCTCCAACAGACCGTCTACATAATACTTCGCTAGTTCAGGCGGTCTAACCTGATCGGACGCCTCGGCAGGGAGACAAATATGTCGTATCGCCCTTCCCTTTTTTTTCAATTCAAGCCAAAGGGCACTCGGATCGTCTACCGCCAACCTTTGCATAATCATAATAATCGGCGTCCGCCTTTGATCTACCTTCCGCTTATCTATCACATCAGTCAACCAATGTTTTGCCGCCTGAAGGTCTGCCGGAGATAGAGCCCGTCTCGGATCGACCGGGTCATCGACTACAATGATATGACCGTGCTTTCCCGTCACGGTTCCGCCCGTAGACGTTGCGTATCGCCACCCGCCTGATGTATTCACAAAAAACGTTTTCGTATTCTGATCCCACCGCAACCGGATATGCGGGTACATCGCCTTGAACCGTTCGCTCAGCAAGATCGTCCGGCTTTTCATCGACAAATCAAGACTCAATTCTTGGCTATAACTCCCGCAAATAGTTTGAACCCAAGGCGCGCGGGTCCAAACCCAAATCGGGAACATCACTGAACAGATTGTCGATTTCGACGTTCCTGGCGGGATGTTGATGAGAAGATCGTAGATTTTGGGGAGGCGGCGGAACACCCGGTCGGCTATCTTCTCTAGCTCCCGACACAGATATTCCATGTGCCAGTTGGGAACCAACGGCTCTTCAATAATTTCCGCCCAAAATTCCTGGACGAAATCCCAAAGAGACTCCGCGCATAGGCTAGCCGTCAACTCCGTTTCGTTCAGCCGGAGATCAGCTAGCTCCGTTGCCGTCAGACTTATGGTGTCCGTTCCCATTCGTCCTTACCGCTCTGATAGCTTTCAGCAGCGTCCGCTTCGTCTCCTTCGTCAACTTCAACATATTCACCGGGACGCCGCCCTCCCCGCTGTGAACCACTTTGTACGTCTCGGAAGTCAAACCCAAAATCTTAGTCAACAACTCCAAAGCCCGGAGCTTATCGTGAAAAATGATCGACAAACGCGGACCCTGCTTTGTGTGCTCCACCTTGATTTGACTGATCGCCGCCGCCTCCGGCTCGGACAGCATCGCCAACGCCTCCGCCGCAGACGACGCCTCCATCGCCCGGGCATACGCCTTCGGGTTGGCTAATGCGATCCGTGCTATCTCGGTGACGATGCGATCGCTTGTAACTTGAATCCGCTCGGCCCGGTGCGCCAACAATTCGCAAATCCTAGCCCGGATACGATCGTCAGCCAGAAGCTTGGTCCCGTGTAAATCCGATCGCTTGGACTTGAAGCCCGCCCGGCCCGCCGCTTCGGGCGCGTTCCATACCTTCACGAACTCCCGGCAGAACCGCTCCTCGCGCTCGGTCAAATTGGTGCGTTGCGTAGACATTTCCCCCCTTACTATACCCGAAATTCAACAAACCCACCTCGACAAACCCGCGATTTTCGCTAGAAAACACACCTTCGTCCCCGTCTCGATCAAATAC